GAATTAAATATTTTTCAAAACTAGTTGACAATAAAAATTATATCTTTATATAGGATAGTGCAAATATAAATTTAAACTATTAAACTATTAAGGAATAAAATGACAATAAACTTTAGAGCTGATGCGCCTAGTCAGGTGACACAGACAGACCCTGAAAAACTTTCAGAGGAAATAAAAAAACTCCAAGACATTCAAGAACAAATTCAAAATTACCAGGACAGAATTAAAGATCTTAAAGAAAGTGAAACTTATTTTTCTGAAGTTGTAATTCCAGATATGATGAACACTATGAATCTTAAAACTATGAAATTAAAAGATGGTTCTGAGATAGAAATATCAAATAAATTTTTTGCCACTGCGTTAGCTGAGAAAAGACCAGAGGCATATCAATGGCTTCGAGAAAACGGACTAGGCAATATTGTGAAAAATGAAATCACAGTAAGGTTTGGAAAGGACGAAGATAACAAGGCGCAGCAATATGCTACCCTTGCAAAAGGTCAAGGTTATGAACCGGAACAAAAAGTTGCTGTTCATGCTTCGACTTTAAGAGTTGCTCTGGAGGATTTCCATTCACGTGGTGGTAAGATTCCTTCAGAGTACTTTAGTACGTTTGATGGATATCGAACGAAAATAACTAACAAACCAAAACAATAGACTAACAAAGGAGTAAACTATGGAAAGTCAAGTAACAAAGAAGGCTAATGCAGGTGCATTGGCAACAATCAATTTCAGAGCAGATGCAGGTAAAGGAGCTGAGGAGATTAAAGCAGATGACGTGTCAACACCGATTCTTAAAATCTTACACCAACTCTCTCCAGAATGTAATGAAAGAGATTCAAAACATGTAGAAGGATCTAAACCTGGTATGATTTATGCATCAGGGTTTGGTAAACTTATAAATGGGGAAGAGGGATTAGATGTTGTAGTTGCTCATACTCAAACTAGGTATCCTGAATGGCAGGAAAGAGGAGAGAGTTCGTCTGCTCCGGTAGCGACTCACTTAGAAATTCCAGCCGATGCTGTGGAAGAAAGAAATGGAAGATACAGATTACCAAATGGTAACTATGTTGAGAAAACTGCATACTTCTATGTACTAGCAATGGTAGATGGTGAGTTAAAACCTGCAGTGATCCCAATGAGATCTTCTAATTTGTCTCCAGCGAGAGAACTAAATAATCTTATTACGAATCTTAGATTCAATGATGATGGTGGTTCTTATAATCCAGCAACTTATTCATCTGTGTATAAATTAAATACAATGGGTAAAGTTTCTGGAAGTAAAAGCTGGCATGTTTATAAACCATCAAGAGTTAGACTTCTTGATGCGTCAGATAAAAATGATGCGTCTATTTACGAGATAGCAGGGAAACTTCAGAAACAAGTTTCTAAGGGTACTGCTAAACCTAAATATGATGCTAGTCAAAAACAAGAAGACATAGTATAATACACTGTTATGACAACGGCGCTGAAGGGAGACTGGAGGCGCCGTATAAATTATGAAAGAATTTAGAAAATATTTTGGTGGACTAGAAAGAGACTTTGGTTTCTGTAATGTAAACAATGGTTATCATGATCCACAAACAAACAAATTAAAATTTGATCCAGGTGATTATGGTTGGTCTAAAAGAAATATATCTGATCAAGATTATCAAGATCACTTAGATGGTAAACGTGCAATAGGTGTACAAGCCTGTGATGATAATGGTATGGCTAGCTTTGGTGCAATTGATATTGATCCCTCTGACTATTCTAGTTTTGATATTGGACATTATTTAAAAGTAATTCAAGACAAACAACTACCAGTAGTACCAATCAAATCAAAAAGTAATGGACTTCACATTTATGTTTTTACAAAAGAAAAAGTACCTGCAACTTTAATCAGAGAATTTTTACAAAACTTATTATTCTTATTTGGGCTATCATCTAAGACAGAAATATTTCCTAAACAAACACAACTAGGTATGAACCAAGACAACGTAAGAACCTCTGGTTCATTTATTAACTTACCTTATTTTAAAAAGAAAGAACGTAAAGCATTATTACCTGATGGAAAAGAATTAGAGTTTGAAGATTTTTTAAATGTAGTCAAAGATAATTTGCAAACAAAAGAATCATTAAAAGAAGTATCTGATAAAAAAGTAAAAGAAATATTAACAGGTGGACCTGATGATTTATTAGATGGTCCTCCATGTTTACAGATGATATGCAAACAGGTTCAGGAATCAGGGAACAAATTAAAAGATGAGAGAGATAGATTTTTATTTAACTACATGGTGTTCGCTAAGAAAAAATTTAAAGATGAGTGGGGTAAAAAAGTTTTAAATGCTGCAAGAGAGTTTATTAAGTATGATGAAGTGTGGGGTGATGACAAAGTAAATCAAAAAATAAAAAGTTGGGACAAAGATACAGCTGGACATACCTGTCATGACTTACCTATCTCTTCTTATTGTGCAAAAGGAACTTGCCTACGTAGAAAATTTGGTATTGGTAGTCACCAAGAAAGTAGTTGGCCTCAGATATCAGGTTTAATTAGGATAGCTTACAAACCTGATCCAGAATATTTTTTTAATGTAGAACTATCTGATAGCAAAGTGGTTCAAATACATGCAAAACATATAAAAAAGATAGCTGAAATGAAAGAGATGAGAGCGCTCATAGCAGACCAAACGTCAATATTCCCTCCCATTATTAAGAATAATGAATACCAGCCTATCCTGGACGCTCTATGGGCTACTAAAGAGGATATTAAACCACCTACTGGTACTAATCCGATTGAGATGTTAAAGAAATATTTAGAGGATTATGTTAACGGACCAGAGGCAAAAACATATGCTTCATTTAAAAGTGGGGCAGTATTAAAAGAAGATGAATATTATTACTTTGATTATGATAAATTTTATGAAGAGATAAAAAGAAATGAATGGACACAGGATAGACCAAGGACTGCTACTCTAGTTAAAACATATTTTAAAGGAGAGTTTGGTGCTCAAAAAAGATTTCCTAAGGGAGAAAATGAAAAGTCATTTCCTCCAGTCAGGTGTATAAAAATGCCTGCTACTGATTTAATGAAAGAAGAAATACCAGACGAAAAAATAACAATAGAAGATAAGGAGTACATAGTATGACGAAGAAAAAAATACCAAGTGTATTTGTATGCATGCCTACATATGACACCATGCAAGTATCAACATGTTTATCATTAATAAAATTAATGGATACGTTTACCAAAGCAGGAATAAAATCTACTATAAGTACATTTAAATGTCCTTACGTTGGGTATGGAAGAAATGTTTTAACTGCAATGTTTTTAGAATCAGGTATGGATTATCAATTGTTTGTAGATTCAGATGTAGAGTTTGATGCTAAAGTTGTAGGTAGAATGATTGTAGCAAATAAAGATTTGATATGTGTTCCTTACAGAAAAAAAACACAAGACAACTCTGTTAAATATTCAGTGCAATTTAAAGATCCTACAGATATTCAAATAGATAACAAAGGATTGACTGAAATTAGAGTAGGTCCAGCAGGTTTAACTTTGATACATAAAAAAGTATATGAAAAATTAATGTATGATCATCCTCAATTAAAAATTAAACAAAAAGAAATTATATCTGAAGAAGCAAATAAACTTTTGTATAATTTTTGGGACACAGTTTTTGATCAACAGTCAGGTCACTGGTGGGGAGAAGATACACATTTTTCTAATATTGCTACAGCTGCAGGTTTTAAATTTTATGCTGTAGTAGATGGAGAAACAACTCATCATGGTAGTTTTGGATTCAAAGGTAGTTTAACAGATATATTTGAAAGACCTGATGAAAAAACCAATTAAAATATATGGTCCTCCAGGGACAGGTAAAACTTTTAGATTAATTCGTAGAGTTAATGCCTATGTTAGAACAGGTACACCTTATCATAAGATAGGTTACTTTGCTTTTACTAAGAAGGCTGCCATTGAAGCTAGGAAAAGAATTGGTGTAGAAGAAAAAGAAGTTCCATACTTTCAAACACTTCATGCATTTTGTTTTCATTTGTTAAATAAAACTGAAGAAGATATTATTCAACCTCATCACTATGAAGATTTAGGTAAGATGTTAAATGTGAGAGTTAGTTTTAGTGACAAGTATAATGATGAGCAAACTCATTTTTTAACTTGTAACAATCCTTATTTTCAAATGATAGGTAAAGCTATTAATAAAAATATAAGTATTGAAGATGAATACAATCTTAATGACCATGATAGAAAAGAAATATATTGGCCTACACTAAGACACATTTATATAAACTTACAAGAATACAAAAAGAAAAATCATCTGTTAGACTTTAATGATTTAATTACACAAGCTGTTGAGTCTAATAAAATTCCTAAGTTTAAAGCTATTTTTATTGATGAAGCTCAAGATTTGTCTCCATTACAATGGAAATTGTATGATAAATTAAAAGAAAAATGTGAAGATATGTACCTAGCTGGGGATGATGATCAAGCTATATTTGCTTGGGCTGGTGCTGATGTAAATAGATTTATTAGAGAACCTGCTAATGAAAAAGTTTTAAGATATTCAAGGAGAGTATCTAAAGCTGTACAGCGACAATCTCAAATAGCAGTAGATCGTATATTAGGCATCAGGAAACATAAAGAATACCTGCCAAGAAGTGAAGAAGGTCATGCAGAGTACATAAGTAATTTAGGGCAAGTGGATCTTACCAAAGGTAAATGGTTAATTCTTACTAGAACTAAAAGCAATTTATTAGAGATTGCAAAACAATTAAAATCTAAAAATATTTATTATCAAACTAACAAAGGTAAAAGTTTTAATGTTGGAATGTATAATGCAGCGATGACTTACACTAAATGGATACGTGAAGGTAAGTTAGAAGAAAAAGAAATCAATGACGTAGTAGATTTTATTCCCAGTGGCGATTGGAATCCTGAAAAAAATTGGTATGATATCTTCGTTGGTGATCAGAAAGAAATACTTTATATTCGAAATATAATTTCTGGAGGTGAAATACTTTCCCAAAATGCAAGGGTGTGGTTATCTACAATTCATGCAGCAAAAGGTGGTGAAGAAGACAATGTAATATTATCTTTACACCAAGGATCTAAAGTACAAAAAGGTATTCGTCTAAGTGTTGACAAACAAGATGAAGAGCATAGAGTGTGGTACGTGGGTATCACGAGAGCAAGAAATAATTTATATAAACTGAAAGCAAAAAAAATATTAAAGGAATATCAACTATGACAAATAAAGATATATTCGAAGATTCATTTCCACAAGATAAACAAATAGGGGGATCTCATTATAAAAAATTTAAAATTCAACCTTATGAATTTATATCAAAGAATGATCTCTCGTTCTTTCAAGGCAACGTAATTAAATACGTTTGTAGATATAAAAACAAAGCAGGGATACAAGACCTTGAGAAAATAAAACATTACTGTGATTTAGAAATATTAAAATTAAAAGATGACAAATGAGTATAGCAAAAAATTGGAGTTTACATTATAGGGAGCTATATGAACCAAGAATTAAAAGGTTAACTGAAAGATATAGAGAACTGTATGATGAAAATCAAATGATGAAAAAACGATTAGAAGAATACGAGGGTAATAAACGAATGGTTTTATATTATAATAAGAAAGAGCAAAATGAAAGTACCTAAGTATCTAACACAAACCGAATGGGTTATGCCCACTGAGTATCCTGATCTAAGAGATTATGATGAGATAGCAATTGACTTAGAGACAAGAGATCCTGATTTAAAATCAAAAGGATCTGGTGCTGTGACAGGTAATGGTGAAGTAGTAGGTATTGCAGTTGCAACATACAATGACAAATGGTATTTTCCTATAGCTCATGGTGAAGCTCCCAACATGCCAAGAGAAAAAACTTTAGAATGGTTTAGAGATATTTGTGCATGTCCAGCTACAAAAATATTTCATAACGCAATGTACGACGTATGTTGGATACGTAATTTAGGTATAAAAATCAATGGTTTAATCGTAGATACGATGATTGCATGCTCTGTTTTAGATGAGAATAGATTTGCATACACGTTAAATGCTTTGTCTTGGTTTTATCTTAATGAAGGTAAAAATGAAAAAGCTTTGAACGAAGCAGCTAAGTCAAGAGGACTAGATCCAAAAGCAGACATGTGGAAACTACCTGCAAGTGAAGTAGGAGCATATGCTGAAAAAGATGCTGAGTTAACTTTTAAACTTTGGCAACACTGTAAAAAATTATTAATAGAAGAAGACTGCCAAGATATATTTAATCTTGAAACGGATCTTTTTCCTTGCCTGGTTGATATGAGACATCTTGGGGTGAGAGTGGACGCTCAAAGAGCAAATACACTGAAGAAAGAATTAACGACAAAAGAAGAAAGATTAATCCACCAAATAAAAATAGACACAGGAATAGAAACTCAAATATGGGCCGCACGTAGTATACAAAAAGTTTTTGAAAAATTAAATTTATCTTTTGAAACAACTGAAAAAACTGGTGCACCTTCATTTACTAAAAATTTCCTTTCGAATCATGATCATCCTACAATTAAGATGATAGCAGAGGCTAGAAAAATTAACAAGGTTAATACAACTTTTATTGATACTATTTTAAGACACGAACACAAAGGTAGAATACATGCAGAGATAAATCAAATTAGATCTGATGATGGAGGTACAGTTACAGGTAGATTTAGTTACTCTAATCCTAATCTACAACAGATTCCAGCTAAGGATCCAGAAACAGGTCCATTAATTAGAAGTTTATTTATACCTGAAGAAGGCTGTAAGTGGGGTACATTTGACTACTCGCAACAGGAACCAAGGCTTGTTACAGAATACGCATTAAGATTTAAACTGGCTTCTGTTAATGAAATTGCAGATTCATATGATCATAATCCAAATGCAGACTTTCACCAACTTGTTTCAGAGATGGCTAAGATTCCTAGATCACAAGCAAAGGTAATTAATTTAGGTTTATTCTATGGTATGGGTAAAGCTAAACTTATGGCAGAGTTAGGTGTAACTAAAAATAAAGCTGATGAACTTTTTGGTGTGTATCACAGTAAGGTTCCGTTTGTAAAACAATTAACAAATAAACTTATGACTGCAGCACAAAGAAATGGAAAAATTAAAACTATCTTAAACAGGAAATGTAGATTTCCTAAATACGAGCCTATACTAAAAGGAAATGATTGGGGTAGATTTGTACCAGCGCAAGACCATGAAAGAATGTTAGAGCTTCAAGCTATGGGTCCTTATATAAAAGATGAAGAAGGAGAATTTATAAAAGACAAAGATGGTAACAAACAAAAAAATTACTGGCATGAAAATGACAGTCGTAGAGCTTTTACATACAAAGCGTTAAACAAATTAATTCAAGGTAGTGCTGCTGATATGACTAAAAAAGCTATGTTAGACCTATATAAGGAAGGCATTACACCACATATACAGATACATGATGAGCTTGATATATCTGTTGAATCAGAGGAACAAGCTGATAAAATAAAAACTATTATGGAAAATGCAGTTAAGTTAAAAATTCCTAATAAAGTTGATTATGAATCAGGTCCTAATTGGGGTGAAATAAAATGATAAATTATGGCTTACTTAAATGCTAATATACCTGTACAATACGCACAAATAAAAAGGGAGTATTTATATGATCTCAAAAAACATAAGGGAGAAGTTGAAGACTGTATTATCTTTGGCCTCACAAGCCTGGGCGGCCGTGCTATTCTATGGCACGCCATTATGGAAAATGGTGCAGTCTTTTATCGTTTGCCAATTTCGGCTTTTATTCAACGTGGTTATAAACCGGAAGACGTTCCATCCAAGAGACTTGATGAACTGGAACTTTGGAATTCTTTTAGTTATTATCCTGCTGTTACTAGTTGGAATCTTTTAACAGCCTCATCCGGCAAATACATAGGTAAAGACAAGAAATGGCATCATGGTAAATATTTATTTACTGTTGACTGGGCTCACCCAGAGGGTAATATACTTGATTC